GACGATCTATAACCACCCGCGCCACCACCGCCACCAGCTTCACGATAAGACCCCGTGCCTCGGCCACCGCCACCGCCACCCGCAATAACCAAAAATTGCACAGTTGGCGTGGTATTTGTAAATGTGGCAAGAGTATTCCAAAGACTATTGACAGTTGAATAAACTTCTAAAGTATTGGTTGTGGTGTTCATTCTAGTCATGCCGTTGGCGGGTGTGCCGGGGCGTTGAGCAGTTGTTCCTACGGGCAAAGTCAAAGCACCTGTTGCGCTGACGGTGGCTACACCTGAGTCTGGCTGGAGAACAATGTTGCCTGTAGTGTCGCCCGTGCTGACCAACGCCGTAGTTGTAGTTGTTCCTGCGCGAATTGTGCTCATATAACTAACCACCTTTGGCCGGAAGCCACTGTCACAGATTTACCTGATACAACTGTTACGGGGCCGACAGAAAGTCCATTAGACCCCGTGCTGATTGTTGTGCTCTCAGACACAGTATCGCTTTGCACCATCACGCCATTTGTAGAACTAACTCCAGCCGGATAAGTTACAAACACATCTTTAGTACCAGCGGAAAAACTTAACGCACTGGGCTGTGTGCCAGAGCTGTTGGACAAAACTGTCGTACGTGCAAGCGTGGTTCCGGAGGACGTATACGTGCCAATACCTACTTCCCACTCGCTGCCGGTCTGCCCAGCAATTGTGTAATAGGTCAGGTTTGCATCACCAATAACGGCAAACGATTGAAAACCTGTAGCCGCTCCCAATAGCGTGGCTGTGCCCGTACCAGTCACAGTGGTAGTTTCCTTTACCCGGTCTGCTACAACAATTGCCATGCCGTTTCCTTATGTTTCTGTCTCAACAATCTGCCAATTAGCAGTTTCAAAATTATCTATCAGCGTCCACACCGGTGTCTGCGGATTGTTGATATTTTGCCAGTTTGCGTTCTGGCTGTCATCAATTAACGACCAATAAAATACGCCCAAAGTTCCAACCGCGCCAGATGCTTGAACACCAGTCAAAGCAAACGACTTAGCTGCAACTACAGTACCTACCGCGCCAGAAGCCTGAACCCCTGTAAGCGCTACGGTTTTAGCGGTACCTACATTACCAACTGAACCTATAGCTAAAACGCCAGTCTCAGTTGGGTTGTTAGTTTCTGTAACATCTCCTACTGCGCCAGAAGCCTCCACCCCAGTAAGCGCTATAAGTTTGGCAAAAACTACGTCGCCTACCGCGCCATTTGCGCTAACCCCATTTAGCCCAATACTTCTTTCTGCAACCGCTACCGTTCCAACCGCACCATTAGCTTGAACACCTGTAATATCAACAAGTTGAATAACAGAGGCGGTTACTGTCCCAACTTCCCCGCTTGCTTGTACCCCTGTTAAAGCTACCGAGATATTAGCCGCAACCGTTCCTACCGCGCCAGATGCAGAAACGCCGGTAAGGGAGACTACTACCGCTGCCTGACCCGCAAGCGAGGCAAACGGCGCTTCAGCAAATGCGGATGTTCCAAACATGGCTACTCCGGCAGGTTACCCCGCCAGTCCTATTAGGTTGTAGCCAAACGGATCAAAGCAGTCGAAGTTGTATTCGCTGGCATTGTCAAAGTAAACGTACCAGCGGTAATTGTCTGTGAACCAAAAGTATGAACGCTTACCGCCTTGTCACTTTGTGTTGAGTTATAAATCAACACTGCATCAAACGCCGTAGTCAAAGTGACTGTGGTATATGTAATGCTGGCCGAAGGCGTAACAAATGCAACACCAGCAGTAGCAGAAGAATTGGTGGCCGTGGGAGGAGTTGCAAACGTAACTGCCACACCGCCCGCAGAATAGCCAGTACCAGACACTTCATTTACTGCCGTATATGCAGTAGTACTAGCATTCATTGTGGCAGATGCCAAATACAAAGCAGCTTTAAACGCATCAGTTGCGCCGGTCGCACGAACAGGAGCAGTGCCAAAATTATGAGTGGCAGTCATTAGCTCACCCATAAAACTTGTTGTCATTGCTTGAGTATTTGCCATATTAGGCTCCTTAATTAAAAGATGCGGCTTCTACCACAGAACTTACGGATTTCTTTAATTCCACATGAACAGAACGATGAACTAATTCACCTTCATGCCAATACTCAACCCATGTTGTGTGTTCATTGTCATTATCAACGAAGCCTTCTTTTTTCTCAAGCAAAGAATCGTCCATTTCGCCTTTGGTGGTGGTAACAATCAATTTGAACTCCTAATCAGTGAAGTGGTTGGGCCATTAGTCGGCATTGTGATGGTGAACGTAGTCGTTGAAGTTTTGTCTGAACCAAAGTCCAATACCGCTACTGACTTGTTACCCTGTGTGACGTTATAGATCAACGCACATCTTGCGGTGATTGCGCCTGTCCAAGAGATGTTTGGAAAGCCCACATAGGCGGTGTATCCAGAAGACGACACCGTAATGGGTGTTAACTGCGCCCCGCCAGCAACGTAAGTGCCTGTGTTAGCTATTTCGTTGGTCGCACTGTACACAGTTGTGTTTTCATTTAAATCTGCGCTGGCTGTATACAAAGCGATCTTAATCACATCGGTCGTCAGGTCATGAATACCTTGGTACAACTGCGCTTTAAAGCTTGTAGTCTGGGTTTGAACAATAGCCATCAGGTCACCGCCTGTCTATATTGACCAGAACGATAAGCATCCTGACGCTCCATACCATCGCCCAGACGTTTAGCTAACGCAAGTGCTTCTTGGTATTTGCCGTTGTAAAGCGCCATCATGTCTTGCTCACCCTTCATGTAGGTGTAAGCCTCAACCAGAGAACCGTATAAAAGCACCGTATCAAAGTTGTCACCTAGCCATGTACGACCATCTGCCGCTACCGTGATGGACTCTGGGTAGTAGTAATAGTGCAACTCAACTGTGTAATTGGCATCTGGCTTTGGGCCAAGAATAAACGTTAACTCGTCAGTAATTGTGCTACCACTAACAGTAGGGCCAAACAAAGCGTAGTACTTTGGAAGTCCTGTATCTGTAGCTTTAGGATAAGCTTGGCGAATAAAGTTCACATCTTTGTTCAGCAAGTACTCATAGTTGCCATCGGCGTCGATAACAGCCAGTGAATACGAGGCTAAATAGTCATCAGGTGCGGACAAGTATGTACTGGTGGTAGATACCACGCCCGTCATGTTCTTACGAATAGACGGGAACTGAACCGAGTTATAAATACGCTGCTCAGCCTGCGTAACGAACACAGGGATATTAGCCACGAAATCTGCTTCCGTGTTCTCCGTGTACGCCTGAATAGCAGCGCTGAGTGCGGCGTAATTCATGCCATTGGGCCTCGGGCTGTAATGCCTTTAGTGGCCGCGCCGTTACCACGGGTGACAATACCGGATGTCTTAGTTGGGTTCTCACCATTGTTAATGACACCAACACTCATTTTCATGGTGCTAAGGCTGCTAATGCTAGAGTCCTTGCCGGGGTTTTCCGACATTACTAGAGGCTTGCCGTTCATTTTGTGCGGTGCAGCATAAGTGGCGGCGTCGCCAACTTCTTTGCCCATAACTTTTTTGCTAAATTTGGCCATGATTAACCTCGTTTCTGGTTGGCAATTTTTGCCAGATTACGTCCCATAGACAACATGTCAGCATCAGTTTTGCCTCCTTTACCACCCTTACCGCCTTTTAGAGCGGCTGATGTGGGGCCACTATCGCCTAGATTTGTCCCTTCGGTCTTGCCTTTCCTAGCAATGCCGTCTGCTGCTTTTTTAAATCCCATTTTAAGCTCCTTAAGATACCGTTACTGTACCAACAAATGCCGTTGCCACCAAGTAGTTTGGCGTCAAAGCGACATCAAAATTACTTGACCCACCCACGGGGTTCCAGCCCCACTGAATATCCCGCGAACCACCAGTCGGATTACCTGCAGTATTTGCGCCCGCCGTAACGTAGGTTGAATCATTACGAGGATTACGTACAGCTTGCGGGTCATCAACTGGATACATACCCAACTGCAACTGAGGTTGATCGGGATCCCAACATTGAGGGCACACAAGCAGGTTATATATCTTGGTCTTTTGAATCTCTTTTTTAAGCGCCGTCAATTTGTACTGAAAGCCACACCTATCGCACATGGCGATACTGTTCTTGGCAGAAGCAAACCGATTGCCCATTAAGTGCCACCACCGATAAACTGTTGTCTAGGTACAAAGCGAATAGCCGCTTTCTCTCGGTCTTCAGATGCGGCCAACTCCCAAGCTTCGTCATACTGCTGTTTTAATACGGGTAAGCGCTCCGCGCCACCGGCAATCTTTAACGCCAAATAGTATGCAAGGCCAGCGGCCAAGCAGGGGATAAATCTAAACGGCACGTCCATTACGTTCACACCACCACCTGCGTCTTGCGTGCGGCGTAAGCGCCAGTAAACAAATGTGTACTGCTGTGACCCATCAGGAGTTGGCCAAACTGTAATAGCTGGAACCTGCGCCCAGTACACAGCGACTGCAGCGGTATGACCCACAGCAATGGTTTCTTGTTGGCCACGGGAGCAGTCAAACAGCGTGCCGGACTTGGCGTTTGCGTTCTGGGTGATGTATCCGTAATTGATGATCTCGTCATCAATCTTAATAAAACCAGTTGCTGGCAAGCCTGTTACATCGTTTAACACAATTGATGTGCTGGTAGCCGTAATCGTTGTTGTAAGCGTTGCAGCAATTGGGGTATTTTGGCCGTTATACCGCTGAATCCAGACTTGGATTGGTCTGGCTTGCTGAATCTTGTTGGGAATCGTAGCGTATGTAGAAACACTAATACGCGTGATTGTTAAGTCGGCCTGTGTATTAGCTGCGTTAGGCTGCGTACGGATAACGTGCTCAATCAGATCAACTGTATTGTCAGGCAAAGCGTACGTATTCTGGCCTTGAACAAGAGTGATCTCACCCTGCTCTATAGTCCACATATTGATGCCGCGATTGGCCCAATCTGCAAACATGATGTTCAAACTACGACGAGCAGTACGCAAGTCATAGCCAGTACGCAGCTCACCACCGGCGCGTTCAAACGCCTCCTCGACCAATTCGTCGAGTTGGAGATTAAAACCTGATGCGCCAGAAGTGGTTGCCATTATCTAAATCCTGCCGTTTTCTTTGCAATCGTTTTGGGTTGTGCTACGAATTGTTTACCGGCGGCTTTTCCGGCTCGCTTGGCTTTGGTCGTCGCAGCGTACTCACTAGCGCTGAGACTTTTGATCGCAGCTTTTGGAAG